TCTCGCATTTTCTAGCTACCACTTAATTTTTAATTTTGCACAAATATTTCTATAGCGTAAAGTTTTAAATGATTCAAAATTCACAATTTATTTAATCCTTCTTTCTTCCGTGTTCCATATCTTCTGTGGGATGATTTCTCTAAACGTTCAGTCCGCTTCGTTTGGGACTTGGAAAGTTTCTTCTTTCTCTGGTAATTATCAGTCGTTGTTCCCATTCACGCCCTCCTTGTTAATCTTCTGATTCCTGGTTTCAAAGTTTATAATTTCCGTGTCTGTTTCCAATTCTTCCGGGATTCTTCCAACAATTATAACTCGCAGCGGCTTCAATCTGCGCTCCATTTCCTTGAAACCAACGCAAAACTCCAACCGTGCTGCCTTGCTCTTTACTCTTCCATTGGTGCAACAGGCAACTGTGCTTCCCTCCGGCAGTCCATCAAAGCACCAGTCCCAACAGTATTCTGGTAATATGCTTACGTTCGGAATTACTGGAATATCATTCAGGACCATGTAGTGAGCCAGTGCATGATTGCGATATTTGTTCCACAGGCACATTACCAGTGGCATTCCATTCTTGCCAACTGATATGCTGAAATCCGGCATAATGACTGCATGAAAACATTTTAAATGCTTAATATACTTGTCTGGCTGATTCCACAATCTTTGAAACTGTACATCGTCCACATAGAAATTTACATCCAGTTCCCGGTGGTTCTTAATCTTCCGGCTAAAGCTCTCCGCAAAGTCTACAGTATCTTTTCCAGGATGGATAAAAGTCTTTGGGATTTTCGGGATTTCGTACTTACCATCAAGGTCTGCATCCGTGATTAAAAATTCTTTCATTACGTCATAAGCTGTATGTATCATTGATTCCACTCCCATTTTTTTCTCTTATAGTGCTAAAAGGTACTTATATTTGAAAAATACCATATCTTGTGTCTTAATGCAAGTTTTCCTACTAAATATCTTGTGTTGTTCTGAATGTAGAGTAAAAATCATATCGTCAGAACGGCGCAAGGGAAACCCCCATTTTTCAAGGCTTCCAGACCTCAATTGAAATGTCAGTGTTGCACATGTAACCGCCAACGGTTCAACGGTAATCTTCTCAAAAAGTTCATTAACAATCTGCCTGTTAATGTCTTTTTGAGTAACGCCTTTGAACTTTTTTAACTGCTCTTTAATAGCATTTAATTGTATTTCTACTGGTTCTGGACTTTTGGTGTTTTGTAGCTCTCGAATATGGCTCTCTGTCTGTTTTATCTGTTTTACATATTCTTTGTTTCTTGAAACAAATTCATCATCAGATATTTTGCCATCCAGATTATATTCCAGTATTTTTTCACGCTTTTGTTTTAACAGGTCGATCTGTTTTTCAAGTCTCGTGATTTCGTTTATATTGTCTGGAATGTTTTTAATTGAGGACTGTAAAATTTCAAAATATTCCTCCAAAATGCTGTCAATATTTTCAGAAGATTTATTAATCAATTCTGCAATTACTTCTTTTAGCTCTGATTCTGCCAGCCCGAACGAATTGCAAGAAGCTGCTCCATTTTTTATTTTATAGCTGCATACCCATCGAACATCTTCTTTTCCTCTGATGTAATGTTGCTTCATCCAGTATGGCGCTCCGTCATTTGCGCAGAAAAGTTTTCCGGTGAAAATATTTTCATTCTTAAAAGACGTTCTTCTCGATTTTATAGCTTCTCCTCGTTCTCTTAAATATGCATTTGCCTTTTCCCAAGTGGCCTCGTCAATGATCTGCGGCACTCTGGAGCCATCATCTTTAAACATTACCCATTCTGACTGCGGAAGAAATTCTTGTTTCTTGGTGAACATATCGACAACCTTTACTTTTCCTCCACAATAGTATCCTTTGTATTTTGGATTCCGAATAATATTTTTTATGACATCCCGGTTGATTTTCCCACCTTTGAAACTTCTGTATCCCATATCCCAGAGTTTTTTTTCGATTCTTGGCGTAGATATTCCGGAAGCGTAATCTTGAAAAATCATTCGAACCATGTCTGCTTCTTCTGGAATCAGTTCGAGCTTCCCTTGATTGTTTGAGTATCCATACATTCTGTGTCCGAGAACAACGCCGTTTTTGATCGACTGTGCGTGTCCAAACTTTACTCTTGAAGAAAGCTTTCGGATTTCGTCCTGTGCAACTCCGGCCATAATAGTAAGTCTGAACTCACTATCATCATCAATAGTGTTAATTCCATCATTTTGGAACCACACGCATACGCCGTAAGATAACAATTCCCTGGTATATTGGATGCTGTCAAGAGTATTTCGTGCAAATCTTGAAATTTCTTTCGTAATAATCATGTCAATTTTTCCGAGCTTTGCATCTCTGAGCATTTTTTGAAATTCTTCTCTTTTATCCGCATGTATTCCAGAAATACCATCATCAATGTAAGAACCAGCAAACTTCCATCTGTTGTTAGAATGTATCAGCTCTTCAAAATGTTCCTCCTGGTGCTTAATGGATGCTTGCTGTTCAACTTTTTCAGTAGAAACCCTGGCATAATAAGCAACATTTAGTTCAATGTCGTAAATAGAGCAATTTCTTAATTTTTCTCTGACATAATAAATATTCATAGTGCATTTCTCCCTTAATAAACAGGGAGTGGAATCATATAAAGTATAACACCTCATATAACTCCACTCAATACATTTTCGTTACTTTCTAATGCTGATTTCAGCTTTAATTTTATCTCTTGTTTTCTCATCTATCAGACCAAGTGAGAACATTCTTTCGTTTATGGCATACAATATAGCTTTTTCCATTAATTGTCCCTCCATATAATTATCTCGTTTTAAGCGCTGTTTTTCTTTATCTTTTGTATGCCCTATAATTTCTACCATTATTCTCTTTTGAACGATTCTGCACTATTTTAAGTACACAATTATCACGTTTCACAACAAATCAAATATATTGACCTGTCCATCAATCTGAGATTCTTCCAGATTGTAAAATTTGCAAGCTATATAATCTGGGTTCCAAGCAACTTCCAGTTCGTATTGCAAGCACTGCGGATGCTTACCACCACGGAAGAATCTGCATTCCGAACAGGTATGCTGATAAGCTGTACCGCCAGACCGCTTATACATTTCGCTTATCTTCCTCATAGAATCACTCGCTTTACTCTTGACTTTCCTCTCACTTTCTTCTTGAAGATACCATTTTTAACACAATCCCTCGGATCACATCCTCTGCTATGTTCTTCGATCAAGATATAATCACAGGTTGCATTTGTGCTCCATGCATTTTCGCTCTTGCTGTAATAGTCGCATTTTGAGCATTGTCTCCGCTTTAAGCCTATAATTTCAGTGCTTTTTAATTCTCTCCATGGTTTTCTATCTGGCAATTTTCCGCACCTCCCAATCTGGCATTATCTATAATTTTTAAAAGGTCTGGACTTAGTTTTCTTCGTTCTTGTTCTCTCTGTACTTCTGCCCGGTAAGTCCTTTGAAAGTTGGACTGAACTACACTCCACCATGTACCATCCACATTTTCAGATACTGCCCATTCTCTAAGCTGCGCCGGACTTGATACTGCTTTTTGGATAATTTTTGGGAGCTTATCAAACTCCGTTTCTGCATATAATGCAGAGCTTTGAATGGCTCTGCGTACCTTTTCCCATGCTTCCGTTTCATTCAGCTCTTCTTTTTGTGTCTGAAGGCTCTGCGCGCATTGCCGTAATGCAGCTATTGTAGGTTCTTTCCATTCAGTTTGCATATATTTCTTCAACCCAAAACTTAAAAGCTTGTAATCTAGGTCTTTCAAAAGTCCGTACCATGTATCAAAAGCATTCTGATCTGGCAGAAATGATGGAGAAGTGTACACAGCTTTCATTGCCTTTACCAATACCGCCCATTCTTCTCTTGTCATACCCAATTATCCACCTCGCTTACCCTGTTTTGGATTTTCTCCATGTAGCTGCACGGTCTATTCGTAGACTTGTCTGCGTATTGCCCTTCAAATACTTTTGCGAAATTTCCAGGCTTCAAGAACCAATCAAACGTAACCATCCAACCATTTTTATTCTGCCCTTGCAAGAAACTACTATGGCGAATGTTTTCAATGGCTTCTAAGATATCGTCCATATGGTTCTGACGGATTCTAGCTTTTACTGCCTGTTCTCGTTTTGGTGTCATTCTTTTTACAGGAGTGATACCAAATTCTTCCAGAGTATTCCATTCATCAATGATTCGTTGGACGTCAGTCTGACGAATAGTATCTTTAGATACTATTAAATCATTTATATCTTTTTCTTTATCTTTATCTAATTCTGTATCTAAATCCAATTCTAAATCTTTATCTAAACCTATATCTTTATCTGAGTGCGTCTTTTGTTCGTCTATTTTGCGTCTTTTCTGCGTCTGCCTGTTTGAACGCTCTATTAGTTTGGTATCATCAATAGAATTTCCATTTGTCAGTGAGTAACTTCCGTTATCTTTCAATAGCAGTTTCTTTTTTTCGTCAGTGTATGAAGTTTCTATATATCTGTCTCTAGACAGGGTGTTGTGCATTCTCCAATGCTTAATAACAATCACGCCATCATCAAACAAGATAACAAATCTCTTGGCAATCAGAAGCTTCAAATCATCATCATTAGCACCTATTATTTTTTCAATCCTCTTTGGGTTTCCAATAAATCCATCATCGTCCGCTCTCATGTTTAGATGAAAATAAAGACATTGTGTTGATAACGGCATATCAAGGAAAGCATCTGTATCAACAATTTTCATTGTGAACATTCTTTTATTTGCCAATTTTGAAATTCCTTTCTCCAATCTCTGGATTTTTAAAAAGTGTTTATTTTAATTCAACTTCAATTCCATTGATTTTCAGTTCTCCATTTACCGGAACCACAAGAGATGGAACGCCGTTTATTTCTTTCAATTCAATCAGAGCAATTTTATCCGGCTGGATGCAGATTGTTGCATCTGGTGTTACAATTTTTGCAGTTTTTGAATTGTGGATATTGTCAAGTGCAGCAGGCTCATTACTGAAATACGTTTCCCAGTTTTCCTTGAAATCTGATAACTTCTCGCCTGGAACTCCGCAATATTCAAAAATCTGTTCCATTTCGTCACATGATACAGTTATCATCTCCGGGCTGTCTTTCTTCTGTTCTCTTACTTCCTGCAAAGATTCAATTAGGCTTTCAGTGAAATTGAATGTTGTATTTCCTTCGAAATTGTCCATGATAAAATCTGAAAAGACATTGATCTCATTGCCGGGTATACGTGGAATTGGTGTGCCAAGAACGTTTTCGATGAAGTCTGGATGAATATTCTTTATGTTTTTGTTGAAATACAAAGTTCCATGAATATCAGTACTTCTGTCATTGAATACAGGGAATAAGAATCCTGTTTCTGGTCTTGAGACTACCCAATCACGAATTCTGCCTTTGATGTTATTTTCAGCCACATCATAGCTAAGCCCAGCCTTTGAAAGATTTACTGGACAAATGCTGCACAGAATGTGTTCATAAATTTCTTCTGATGCATCGTGCATTTCGGTTCCATCAGAAGCTTTTCCTGGAATATCATATACTGCATGAATGAGAACTATGTAGTAATTTTCTGGATAATCGTAATTTTCAATCACTTTGTCGTAAAACTCATCCAAAAGATCATCATCTTTAAGCTTACTTGCTCTGATCCGCATAAGAAATTCCTGTGTTCCACCCTCTTTTTCCTGTGCTAATGGGAATTCAAGATTCATAAGGCTTTTTCCAAGTCTGCCAGACATGGTTTTCTTGAAAATGTCAAAATACTTAAACATTTCTTCCTCTGGAAGGGAAAGGAAAGCTTCTTTAATTTTGGTTTTCTTATTTTTTTCTGCATCCACATAACAACCACAAATGCGTGTGATTGCACAATTGGCTGGTGTAAACTGCTTCTTGATCTCTGCGATTTCTTTCTTATTCATGATTAATCCTCCGCTCCAAATATTTTTCTTAAATTGTTCTGGTAATTCTTCACTGTTTGTTCGATAGTGTTATAAGTTGGTCTTAATCTGCATCTTTCTTTGTAACCATCGCATCTTGTTCCAAAAAGAATGGAATTTCGACATATTCCATCTTGACTAGCGCAACATTTATTCATTCTTCTTCATCCTTTCTTCATCTCCTCCAACTTCTTCTCTATCGGATTAATAATCTCTTCCAATGCCTGTTGCTCATAATTTTCTTTCCAGATTTTTTCTCTTTTCCAAAATTGGATTTTCATAATCTCATTTATTAAATTAATACACGCTATTGCTTCTAACATTCCCCAACATCCATCACAGGCTCTTTCATTGCACCAGTTTATAAATTCTTTAAATTTCATTTTTGAGTTCCTCCAACTTATTTTCAGCTTCTTCACGGGTGAGGAATACCACAACATTCAATTCTCCAAGCCATTCATCCTCGTTCGCCCATAAAAACCATCTGCCGTCTTTTCCGTATTCAATTCCGCTTACCACGTTTTTTCGAATACCCATGCCATATATATCCCATACAGTTGTGCCAATAGGACACGGAAATCTCACAAGCAAGCCCTGTTCTTCTAAGTCTTTGTATTTCTTCAACTCTTTCTGCATTATCGCTAATTTAGCAAGTTCCAATCCAGTAAATGCACCGTTTTCTTTGAGTTCCTTTAATTCTTTTAAAGTGCCAATATCTTTGTAAGACTTTAATTCTTCAAGCCACTCTGCGATTTGTTCATACTCCTTTACATATTGATTTCGTATATCTGCATTTAACTCATTTGCATCTTCTGAACCCATATCTGCATTCTCGATACTCCATTTATAACGATTTGCAACTATCTTTAACTGTTTAATACCATCATCAATTAGAAATCTCTCCATCTACTTCACCTCTTCCATCTGACTTTCTACAGTATCTGCAAGTAATAGCATTGATTCAATAACTTTATCTGTTAATGACATTCTATATTT